CGCCCCGCCGCCGGTGGACTTCTTCCAGCCCTCGACGCCCGAGAAGATCCCGCCGGCGCCCGAGGACAGCGACGCCATCACGTTGAGCAGCTTCCCGGCGAAGCCCCCGACCGTCTGCGAGAGGTTCGTGAGCTGCGAGGACAGCGTGCCGAAGATGTTCACGAGGTCCTGCGTCTTCTTCGCCGCCGCCTCGTCGGCCGCGGCCCGCGCCTGCCTCCCGAGCTCCTGCTCCTTGCTCCACGAGAGGTTCAGGCTCGTCGCGATCCCGCCCCCCATGATCGACTTGAACAGGTCCGGCCCCTGCGCCGCGACCTGGGTACCCTGCGTGAAGGTCGTCGCGACCCCCGGCAGCATGGCCTTGAAGTCCTTCGCCGAGACGGACGTCCCCGCCTTGTAGAGGTCCGTCAGGCTCTTCTCGTTGCGGAAGAGCGCATTGACCGCGGCGAGCTCCTCCTTCTGCTTCTGGTTCGCCTTGAGGATCGCCTCCTCGGCCTTGAGGGCCTTCTCGGTGAGGCCGAGCCGCGTCTTCATCTCCTCGGTGAGGTTGCTCCCGTAGAACTTCGCGATGTCCTTGCCGGTCTTGCCCTGCTCGCGCATCGCCGCGACCTGCTTCTGCAGGGCCTCGGCGTGCTTCGCCCCCATCGACGCCGAGAACTCCTTCAGCCCCGTCGTGGCTGCCTTGTCCACCTGGCCCGCGAGCCCCACGAAGCGAAACATGCTGTGAAAGAGGCTGTCCGCCGCCTTCTGGACCGCGGGAAAGGTGTTCAGCCACGACCCGATCGCCGTCCCGATCGCCAGGCCAGCGCCGGCCACGCCGATGCTTGCAGCGTTGAACCCGGCGCCCGCCTTCGAGAGGTTGTTGAGGCCGAGCTCGGCCACGTCCATCACGTCGTCGAGCGTCCGCAGCGCCTGGGTCGGCAGCCCGAAAGCGTCCGCCGAGCGGGCCAGGGTCGTCGACGTGCGGCCGACCGAGTCGGCGAACGCGCCCATGCGCTTCGTGCCGCCCTCGATCCCACGGCCCAGCCCGGCCGCGGCGCCCTCGGCCCGCTTCGCCGCCTTCTCGACTTCCTGGAGGCCGGAGACCGTCGACTTCAAGCCGGAGCCTGTCGAGGACACCTCGATCGGGATCTTGATGATCACGCCTTCGCCTCCTTCGGCTGGAGCTGGGCCCGGAGCCAGCCGGTCACGGTCGGGCCCTGGAGCTCACGGAAGGCCCGCAGCACGACCGTGCGGGCCTCGTCCGGCGGCAGCTCGGCCGTGAGGGCCTCGACGTAGGCGGGCAGGAGCCCCCGGGTGTGCTCGTGCAGGGCGGCGAAGATGATGTCCGCCGCGGCGCCGTTCTCGGGCCAGAGCTCCTCGCGCGGGCACGGCTTCCCGTAGTCGGCCTGGTAGTACGGCCCCACGCACGGCTCGAGCTCCACCGTCTCGCCAACGGCGATCGGCGCCGGGTCGAGGTCGCGCGGGGTCCAGACGGCCGGGTGGCCCCGCATCGCCGCCGTGAAGGCGCGGGCCTCGTCCTCGGTCTCGATCGTGTGGCCTCCAAGCATCTTGCAGCCTCGGCACCGCTCCTCGCTCATGCCTGGGTAGCGCAGGCGGAACGCCACCCAGGCCGTCAGTTTCCCGACGCCTCTTTCTCCTCCGCGCGCGCCTGCGCGACGAGCTCCGTCGCCTTCTCGTCGACCCACGCCATGAGCTCGGCGCCGATCCCGGAGCGCAGGATCGCGTCCTTCACGCCGGCCGACCAGCGCCCGTCGAGCGTGACCTCCTGGCCGACCTTCTCGCCGAGGGCCTCCGACAGGCTCGCGGCGAGCTGCGGGCCGACCGGAGCCGTGAAGCCGCGCGAGTCGAGGAGGCAGTAGGAGACCATCTCGCGCGTGGCATCCTCCTGCGCGTAGCGATCATGGTCCAATTCACTGAAGTTGCCACCGCCGATCCGCAGCTTCATCTTCCTCCCCAGGTGCTTCGTGTGGATGCGGCGCCGCTCGGCCGGCGGGATGTGGCGGACGAGGAACTCGATCTTCTCCTCGCCCTCCTGCCGCCACACGAACCAGGTGCCGGGGTCGGCCTCGGCCTCCCCGTAGATCGTCTTCAACAGACCCATGCTCTTGCGTCTCCAAGATGGGGCTGCCGAGCTGCCTCCCGGCGCGCGCGCCCCGAGCGTTTCCGTCTACGCCAGGACGTCGGTCGCGATCTTGTTCGTGTTCTCCCAGGTGACGGCGTCGACGTAGCCCGTCGGGAATCCCGTCGGAATCGCGGTGACGTGCCACGCCACGAAGGGGAGGCTCCACGTCTGGCCACCGGGCCCCGGGATGCCCACCTTCGCCGGCCCGAACTGCAGGGAGGGGAAGTAGAGAACGTGGCTGTAGTACTCGGTCGCGGAGCCCGCGAGGTTGGGCGAGGTGATGGCGAGGCGCGCCTTCTTCGCCGTCGCGGCCATCTGCTCGGCGAGGAACTGCGCGTTGCCCTCGGGCGACGCGGAGTCGAGGAAGGGGAACTCGAAGCTGCCCGACACCTTCAGGAAGCCGTTTTCGATCGGCTCGTCGCAGACCTGCCCGCCCCCGGTCGAGAAGCGCGCGTCCATCCCGCGCTCGATGGTGATCTCGAAGCCGGCGAGGTTCACCCGGTCCCCGGTGGCGAGGCCGGCGCCGCCCTGCGCGTTGATCCACAGGAGCGCCTGGTGGAAGAGCGCGAACTCGCGCGTGGCCGTGATCGTGACCGAGTCGATCGTGGTCGTGGTGTTGGCCGCGGAGTCGTCCTTCCAGTTGGAGGCGATCCCCGAGAGCTCCATCTCGATCCGCTCGCCGGCCTTGCCGGAGAGCGTGAGCTTGTTCCACTTCACCGACGTGAGCTCCTCGACCTTCGTGTCCTTGATCGACTCGTAGGCGAGGGTGGTGAAGAGCCCGTCGAGGAAGTCCTTGATCTTGAAGACGTGCTTCCGGCCAGTGGTGTCGACGGTCGTCGGGACACCGGCGGTGCCCAGGACCATCGCGATGTCGAGGCCGTTGCCCTCGTAGCGCAGGCCGGTGCGCAGCGCGACGGTGAGGTTCTTGAGCCCGGCGCTCGCCTCGCGCTGCGTGACCCGCCCGGTGATCTGGTTGTCCTCGATCAGGTCGGTCCCGCCGGAAGGGACGACGGAGATGACCTCGATCCCGTCCGCCGCCGCCGGCACGACGGCCGTGTTCCACGTCGCGCCCTTCTTCCGACCGACGATTCCCTGGAAGCCCTTGGCCCTGGCCACAGTGCTACTCCTCCTTCTCGGGCTTCGTGGCCCGGGTCTTCTTCACCGGCGCCGCGAGGAAGCCGCTCGCCTCGAGCTGCGCGGCGGCCTCCGGCGTGACGTCCATCTCGCCCTCGACGAGGTCGAGCCCCGTCGCCGGGTGGTATCCGCTCACCTTGCACTCGACCTTCATCGCGTCCTCCTGCGGGCCATCACGGAGCCCCCGACGGGTAGCTGTAGGAGACGGCGAAGCGGGCCTCGACCACGGCCCAGCCGTCGACGTCGACCGCTCGGTCCACGATCAGGGAGCCGTCGACGACGTTGTTCGCCAGGCCCCCGAGGGTCACGTCGGACCACAGCGCCTTCAGGAAGTCCCGGACCATGCGGTCCTGCTCGCGGGCCTTCGTGCTCTCGTCGACCCCGAACGGAGCGTCGTCCGCGGCCTGCGTCGGCCGCAGCATCAGCACGATGAACTCGGCCTCGGCGGCGATCACCTGGGTGGCTTCCTCGCGGTGCTGCTCCTCGCCGGCCACGATCGCGTAGATCATGCCGAGCGACGTGTCCGCCAGGGCCCGGTCGTACGACTGCACCCGGACGACGCGGTCGGGCGTGTACCAGTAGGTCGCGCCGTTGTCGCCCACGATGGAGGCGAGGCGGGCCTTGAGGGCCTCGGCGATCTGGTAGTGCAGGGATTCGGACATGGCCTCAGAGACCCGCCTTCTCGATGGCGCGCGGCAGCGCGCGCTCGAACTCGGCCGGGAGCGCCTGCGCGGCCGCCGCGGCGCCGGTGGAGAGGAACGGGTTCCGCGGCACCCGGGACCCCGGGTGCGTGACGATCCGCTTCGACACCCACCGCCCGCCGATCGGGAACGTCATGGGCGGGAGGCCCTGCACCTGGCGCGCCCGGGCGCCGCGGTTGCGGGAGTACCCGCCGAGCCGGATGCGCTTGATCTGGTGGCTCTTCGTCCGGCCGCCGGTCTCGATGAGGGCGGCGAAGCCCATCGTCTCGAGGCCGCCCCGCAGGCCGATGCCGGCGTGCCCGGGCGTGACCTCGGACCGACGGACGATCAGCGGGATCGTGCTCGCCGAGAGGCCCGCGAGGGCCCCGGCGCTCTGCCACCGCTTCGACCGGCTCTTCAGCCCGAGCTGCAGCTGCACCTGGCCGCGGCGCTCGACCATCTGGCCGAGCTGCGTGCGGCGCAGGGCCGCGAGAGCGCGCTTGCGGCCGACGTCCAGGGCGCGGTAGAACGCGGTCGACGTGGCCTCGCGGAGCCCCTTCCGGTCGAACTCCTGGAACCGCTTCAGCGCCTCGCCGATCGTCACCGCGGGCCCGCTCACGAGTCCTGCTCCCCGGACTCCCAGAACGTGAGGCGCCGCTCGGGCGTCAGGGCCGCCTTCATGTCGTCGGTGAGCTGCGCGGGGGCGAAGCGCGTGTAGTTCCCCAGGGCGTCCGAGGCCCCGGAGACGCCGAACGCCTGGCGCTTCGTCTCGTCCCACACGAGCGCGGCGTAGCGCAGCGCCACGCTCTTGATGCGCGGCGGCACCGCCGTCGTGTCGGCGTAGCCGGCCGAGTAGACGAGCTTCACGGCCCGGTGTCCGGTGGACCAGGCCCGAGGAATGCCGGCCCCGCCGTCGAGCCGGCGGATCAGGCCCCGGGGCTTCACGACCTCGTACCCGGTCCCCTCCACGAGGAGCGCCGAGGCGCCGTAGGTGCGCGGCGTGGCCGTGTCCTCGTGCACCGTCGTGACCGAGATGATCGGCCACTCCAGCGGGCGCAGGTCCGCCGTCTGCACAGGCGAGCCCTGCGCCTGCATGGTGTGGTACTCGGTCAGCGTCCCGCGCGTGACGATCTGCCGGCCGACGAAGGCCTCGATCTCGTCGGTGACGCGCTCGATGATCGCCTCGAGCTGCGCGTCCTTCGCCGTACCGGCGGCGCCGACGTGGTCCTTCAGCTCCTGAAGCGAGACGAGCGCGTAGGTCGAGAGACTCACCGCTTCCCCTTCCTCGTGACGGCCGTCTCAGGCGCCGAGATGACCGCCGCCTGCACCTCCGGCTCCATCCGCTCCACGAACCCGGCGCGGAGCCATCCCGAGCCGACCGCTGGGTCTACCGTCCAGACCTCACCCTCGTGCCGGACCTGGCACGCGGGCCCGTCCACGAACGTGATGAGTGCCCTGACCTTCATGGGGAGTGGTCCCGGGGGCGGCCCACGTGGAGCCGCCCCCGGATGGCTACTAGGCCAGGTTCAGCCACTTGATCGCGGTCGCGTCGAGGCAGCGGCCGTCCGCCCGCTCGAACGCGAGGAACGCGACCTGCCCGTTGAGCGCGTACAGCTCATTGAGCCGCACGAACACGGGGCTCCCGACCTCCCGGATCATGTAGGTCTGGAAGTTGCCGAAGGCGAGGACCTTGATGCCGGTCGTCACCGCGGCCGACATGTCGTTGTTCGGGATCACCGGGAAGCTGAAGATCCGGTCCGGCTCGCCGAGCTGCGTCGACGGCTCCCAGATCGGCAGGGTCGCCGACCCGAAGTTCATCTTGCGGATGTACCCGATCTGCGTGTCGTGGCACATAAAGGCCATGCCGGGGGCCTGGCGGTAGGCCGGGTCGACCGAGTGCATCAGGTCGTTGATCTCGCTCCAGGTGTAGGCGTTCGTGGCCGAGGCCGTCTTGCCCGAGCTGCCCCCGACGGTGAAGCCCTGCGGCTTTCCGGAGTTGTCGCCGGTCGTGAAGTGCGTGTTCTTGATGCGGGCGACGCGGGTGCCGAGGGCCTTGCCGAGGTAGGCCGCCAGGTCGAAGGAGGCGTCCTGCAGCAGCTCGACGCTGACCAGCACGGCCTTCGAGCCGTACTTGTAGGCCTTCATCACGACCTGGCCGATCGACGGGTCCGCGGTGGTGGTGTGGGCGCCGGAGTCGGCCACGAGCTCGCCCGTGTTCGAGGTGTCGTTCATGGTGGGCACCGGCAGGTCCCCGCCCGTCTCGGTCGTGATGACCTGGGCGAGGTTGCGCACGGCGCCGTACCACTTCTGCACTTCGTAGTACGAGCGCATGGGCTCGTCCGCGACCGTGTTGCCGCCCTGCGTGGCGGTCGTGACGGTCAGGGCGCGCACGTCGAGCTCCTGCGAGGCCGGGTTCAGGCCGACCTTGCGCGCGAACGCGATGTCGTCCGAGTTCGCCGCGCGGGACCCGTAGCTGGCCCACGCCCGGAACATGCGGTTCCAGTCCGCGCGGGTGAGCTGGTCGGGCGGGACGATCCGCGACTCGGTCTTCCGGCCGGCCGACTCGGCGAGCGCCTTCTCTTCGGCCGCCGAACGCTCGAGGCGGTCGACGTCGACCTTGATCTTGTCGACGTCCCCGTAGATGGCGTCGACCTTCGTCGCCTCCTCGGCCGTCAGCTCGCGCTTCTCGTCCTGGGCGGCCTTGAGGATCGCCTTCGCGTCCTCGTGAAGCTTCGCCCGCTTCTCCCTGAGTGCCTTGATCTCGTACATCTGGGGCGCCCTCCTCGGCGCTTTGCCAGGGGCGGCCCAGAAACGAGAACGGGCGCGACCACTGGCAGAAACCATTCGGTGACTGCCTGTGATCCGCGCCCGTGAAAACGGAGCTTGCGGTCACTCTGCCCGGCCGTCCATTGCCCTGAAAAGGGCCGGGCGTCCGGTGCTCTACGTCTGGGTCACTATCCTACCAGAAGTGTCAATCCTCCTCGCGGTCGTGAAGTCCGGCGAGCCGGGTCAGCCGCTCCACCGGCACCGGACGGGGTGGGGTCACTGGCAGCGCGACCTCTCGCGCCTTCTCGAGCGCCCTGGTCGAGACCTCCGTGGCCGGGTACGCCGGATAGGTGACGACCGAGACGTCGAAGAGCTCGAGGTCGGTCAGCTCCCGGATCGGCTCGCCTTCCTCCGTCCTCCACTGGTCGGCCACCGTGCGGAAGGCGAAGCTCATCCGGTTGAGCTTCCCGGCCGCGACCCGACGGAGCGTCGTCCCGCCGTCCGGGTCGTCCGGGTCGATCGGGATCTCGACGCGAAGCCCGTGTTCGTCCACGGAAAGCACGGTCGGGGGCGTCGCCGTGGTCCGGCTCAGCACCTTGTTCGGGTCGTGGTTCACCAGGGCGAAGACGTCGTGCCCCTCGCGCAGGGCGCGGTCGAAAGCGCCAGGCAGGATGATCTCCCGGAACCCACCCAGGTCCTCCGAGCGGCTGTTGAAGACGGCGGCGTAGCCGACGAGCTGCGGCGGCTTCCCGTCGGCGGCGGCGCGCAGCTCCACCGGCCCCATCGAACGGCGTTCGCGGTCGTTCATGCCTTTTCCTCCATGACCCGGACCGCCACTTCGGACGGCCTCTCGAGCTCCCACCGACTCGCCACGAGGTCGACGGCGCCGGCCTCGACCACGCCACGCAGGTCCCCGCGGCTGCACTCCACCATGCGGGCCGCCACCGCTGCGGCGGCGGCCTTCCAGTCGCCTCGGGGCCTCACGGCTCGAATCACCGGCTCCAGGGCCTGCATGAGACGCACCTGGTGCCGGGGATAGAACTCCTCGGCCCACTCCTTCAGGCGCCCCTTCTCGGCGGCGCGGCGGGCCTCGCCCGCCTCGATCCGGACCATCAGGCCCACCGCGTGGACGAGCAGGGCGCGCTGCGCCTCCACCACCGCGGAATCGTCTTCCGGATCGGCCGCAGGCGGTGGCGGCGGGGGCGCTGGCTCCGGCTTCGCGAATCTGATCGGCGGGAGCCCGCAAACGTCCATGACGTCCTCGGGGTTCGCCCCGGCGTCGATGAGCGTCTTGGCGGCAGTCGCCTTGTTCATCAGCCGGGTCTCGTTCATCGAGAGGAACTGCAGCAGCTCCTCGGCGTCGTGCTCCACCTGGCGCGGCCCCGGGCTGAGGAGCTTCCTCTCGACCTCCTGCTCCCACGCGCGCCACCAGGGGCCGATGGTGTCGCTCACGTAGCTCACCTTCTGCATCTCGGAGTAGCCGCCGGGGCCCGCGCCGAGGCCGTAGCCCAGCATCGCGGGCGCGATGTTGAAGTAGGCGCAGATCTCCTCGCGCTGGAACTGCCGCGTCTCGAGGAACTGCGCGTCGTCCGGCGGGATCGTGAGCTTCTCGACCTTGAGGCCCCCCTCGAGGATCGCCATTCGGTGGGCCTTGTCCGGGCCCTTGTGCATAGCCTGCCAGGAGTCGCGGATGCGCTCGCGCGCCTCCAGGTTGAGGGACTGCTCTGTCGATGCCACGAGCCCCGGGAACGCACCGTTGCCGAAGAACGTCGCCCCGAACTGCTGCGCGGCCAGGCCGAGGCCGATCGACTGCCGCGCCATCGAGAGCACGCTGTAGCCCCGCAGCCCGTCGAAGCCAAGGCCCTTGATGTGCAGGACGTCCGCGCCGCGAAGCCCGGTGTCCTGCCCTCGCACCAGGTAGACGAGCTCGCCGCCGCGCATGACGGGCTCGACCTCGGTCGGAATCAGGGGCCACAGGGCCCGCGCCCGGCCGGCGTTGTCCCACTCGATCTCCGCGTAGCCGTTTCCGTAGATGAGGACGTGGGCCGTCACCACCTGGCGAAAAGTGATGGACGTCATGTGAGGGTTCGGCACCATGTTGAGCAGCCGCCCAACCGGGTGGCCGTCCTCGTATCGCCTCGTGTCGTTCGCCGAAAGCGTGAAAGGGCGGACCCGCGGGCGGGCCACGTTCGTGGCGATGTTGAACACGGCGTGCCAGAACGTGGGGAGTCCCAGCGCCGTGGTCTGGCTGACGGGGATTCCGGCCGACGAGGGCGCCCAGATGTCGCCGAGGTGCTGCTGCAGGGCGGAGTCGGACAGGCCTCGCCGCTCCGGCGTCCGCAGGTACGCTTCGAAGTCCGCGCCGAAGATGCTCATGCCGCTCCCTTCTTCACCAAACGTCGCAGGTGCTCGAGCTCCGCCTCGGCTTCAGCGAGGCGGCGCATCGTGGCCGCGAGGTTGTGATGGACGACGCCCTTGAGTCCCTGGACCACCCACGTCGAGAATCCCGCGTCTCGGGCACGCAGGCAGAAAGACGTGTCTTCCCCGAGCTTCATGAAGAGCCGGTAGGGGTAGTCTCCGCGCTCCTCCACCTCGAGGACGTGGCGGAGAAACCAGCGCTCGCCCTCGCGCTCCCGAATGGCCTGAAGGACCTCGCGATGGATGAGCATGATCGCGGTCGCCGCCATGTCCGCCTCGAAGACCTTCTCGGCGGGGAGCTCCTTCAGCGGAGCGAAGACGCCCGGCTGCGGCGTGCTGAAGAACGCCACCGTTGGATAGACGTCGAGGGGCACGTTGCCGGCCAAGATGCGGATGTTCTCTCGTGAGTGGGCCGCCTCGAGCATCTGGTCGAGCAGGTCCGGCGCGAACTGGATGTCGCTGTCGATCATCAGCAGCCAGGGCGCCGAGTGCTCCTCGAGGAAGCGGTGAACGATCATGTCGCGGTTGTCCTCGACATACAGGCCGGAGATCCCAACGGCGCCGCAGAGCTGCCGCTGCTCGCGGCCGTACTGGTCCCGCTGGAGGGCTAGCATCGAGTCGAAGTGCGGCCCGTGAACGGAGCTGCCACGGGGCAGCCCGATCACGACGCGGTCGCGTGTCCTCTGGGCCCAGCCCACTACTTCACCGCCTTCAGAATGAAGAGGAACGTCCCCTCCGAGTCCGGGAGCATCACCACCGGGCGGAAGTCGCCCTTCCAGCAGAATCGGTAGTCCGTCATCGACGTCCGCCCGACCTGCTTCTCGTACTCCTCCTGGCTCAAGTAGACGAAGCTCTCCGGCTGGATGGCCCGCGTGTGGCCCGGGTCTCCCCAGAGCCAGGAGCTGTTGACGGCCGGGGAGGTGCCGCACAGGTGACCGCCGGGCTTCAGCACGCGCCAGATCTCGAAGAACTGCGCGAAGAAGGCCCTGTAGTCGCCCTGGCGACCGAGGTGCTCGAGGACCTCGTAGGCGTGGACCTCGTCGAACGAGTCGTCAGGCCACGGCCACGGCGTCACCTCGAGGTCGTGAACCACGTCCGGCGCGTGCGCGTCGACCATGTCGCACGTCACCAGGCCCGTCCACGACCGCGGCCGACCTGGCGGGAACAGCCGCTTATCCCGCGTCGACCCGCATCCAACCAACAGCTCAGGCAACCCAGACCTCCACAGCACCCGATCCGGTCGGCTTCGCGCCCAGCGTCAGCGCGTCGCGACGTGCTTCCCACGCGAGCACGGCCGCCATCGCGACGTCGATCTTGTTTGGCGAGTCGTGGCGCTCCTTCTGGATCGTCCACATGTAGGTGCCCTGGTCGTCGCGCACGGCGAGCTGCCGCCGGTAGCAGTTGCCGATGTGCCGCACGAAGGCGTCGTGCCCGTCGTGCGTGAGCTCGGCCGTGCGGATCGCGGTGTCGAACGAGCGGATCGCGTCGGCCATCTTCCGGCTGCGCAGGGTCGGCCAGGCGACGACACGCTCCTCGCCGTACTCCCCCGCCCACTTCGCGACCGTGGTGTCCCAGTAGGGCGGGTCGGCGTAGAGCCGGAACACGTCGTAGGTCTTGAAGGCGTCGGCCATGACGGCCTCGACGTCGGACTGCGGGACCTCCCAGTCGTCGCCGGACCCGAAGGGCTTCTCCCACACGCCGAGGACCCACTCGTACCCGGTCGCGATGTCGCAGCCCACCAGGGCCGTGGCGTCGTTGTACCGGGAGCCGTCGAAGCCGAGCGTGATCAGGGCCCGCGCCGGGACGAGCTTCGGCGCCGCGAGCTCGCGGAAGGCGGCGAAGTCGAAGGCCCGGTCGGCCGAGCGGACGAGCCGGTTCAGCCAGACGCGCTCGAGGTAGGTGCGGTCGGCCGTCGGGTCCTGCCACTGCGCCACGATGCCGTCGATGTCCGACCACTCGGCCACCGGCCCGGAGGCCTCGAGCACGGCGGCCCGCACCTGTTCCACGTCGGCCAGGTCGTAGCCGTCGCCGGCCTGGCGGTGGAAGAAAAACAGCTCGGAGTCGGCGATCCGCCCGTCCACCACGGCGCGCGCGTACTCCATGGTCCTCTCGGCGATCGAGTCCTCGCCCGGGGCCGGCGCCGTCGTGATCTCGAGGTTCCACGGCTCGCCGGCCCTGCGCTTCGGGAGGTTCGCCAGCATGGTTCGGTGCGCGCTGCGCAGGCGCGGGACGTTCCACCGGTGCGTCTCGTCCATCACGGAGAACGTCGTGCGGGCCCCGTCGCGCGCGTCCGGCGCCGAGGCGAGCGCGACGGCCTTCCCGTCCCCGCCGACGCGCATGATCCGCTCGAGGCCGATGTCGAAGTCGTGCGCGACCGGGGAGAGCTCGAGGATCACCTTCAGCGCGCCGTAGACCAGGTCCTCGCTCTGCTCCTCGGTGTAGGCCACGAGCGGGATGTAGGGGTCCTTCACGCCGCGGCCGAGCGGCCGGTGCTTCCGGTCGAAGCCCGCGCAGCGGACCGGCGCCCGCGGGTGGAGCTCGGCCGCGGCGAGCCAGGCGGCGAACTCGCTCTTCGCCGACCCCTTGCGCAGCGAGATGCCGACCCGCCGGAAGCGCCGCCGCCCTGCCTTCGGGTGCTCCTCGGGATAGACCTCGTAGGCGCGGTAGATGAGGGCCCGCTTCTCGTCGTCGATGCGCGCGGCCTCACCGCGCAGGTCTCCCGGGCCGTGGACGAGGAACTTCTTGATCCACGCGCACACGAGGGGGCCGAGCGTCGGCCACGGCGCCTCCTCGGGATGCGGGACCGTGAGGATCACTTGACCGCCCTCAGCAGGCCGCGCGGATCGGGGCCGTCGTCGTAGGCGACGTCGGCGAGCTGCTCCGGCTTCGCGGCCTCGCGATCGTCGTCGCCCATCTCCCACTGCAGGCGGCGGCGGTCGATCGGCGTCAGGCCGAAGCACATTCCCTGAAGCCGGATCTCGCTCGCGAGCTTCGGGTCCGGCAGGGGCAGCGACCAGTAGAGATCGACGAGCCGCGCCAGGACGAAGAGCCGGTGCTTGTCGGCCTCGAGGAACTCCGCGGCCATCGGCGAGCGCCACGTGTCCCGCCACCAGGCGAGCGTCATCGGGTGCCACGGCAGGATGCCGGAGTCCATGCAGTGGTCGCACGGCTTCCGCGGGCGCCCGCGCTTCGGCTTCTTCGTCGGCCGCGGCGGCCCCCCACACCCGCACAGCCGATCCGGAAGCGGCGGCACCTTCCGCTTCGGCGTCTCGTCGCGGGCCCGGAGCACCGCGTGCGTCGACACGCGGTTCCGCCGCTGACGCATGCGCGGGTTTTTCGGGGGAGGGCCGGGCATCAGGGAATTTCCGGCGCTTTTCCTGCGCGGCTGGCGCTGGGCAACCCGTACACCCCAACGCCGGGCTCCTGAGCGGTACCGGTGTGGAGGCGAAGGGGGTAATACCCCTCGCGCGTCGCAGTCCTCGCCGCGCTCACTGTGCAGCCCTTGCGCGCATCGACTCGCGCTGCGTCTTCTCTTCGTGGCAGTCGAAGCACGAGCCCGCGAGGTTCGGCCGGTCCGAGCTGCCGCCCTCGGCCAGCGGGATGATGTGGTCGACCTGAACCGAGGGCGCCGCCCTGCAGTAGTGACAGACCGGCTCCTCGCGCAGGACCTGAGCGCGCATAGCCGAGCTGCGCTCGTTGCCCCTGTTGCCCTGGCCCCAGCGCGTGGGGCGGGCGTGCTGCGGGCACCGGCCGGCCCGCACGAGGGCGGGACAGCCGGGCTCGCAGCAGGGGCGCAGGAGGGCGGGGCGGCCCATCAGGCCACCTTGTCCAGGTTGCGCACGCGGATCTCGATCTCGTGCTTGCCTGCCTTCGCGCCCGCGCCGTAGGTCCACTCGAGCAGGAGGCGATGCGTCTCGTCGACGGGCGCAGCAGCCGAGACGATGTCGTTGTCGGCAGGGGTGAGGGTGATCGTCCACAGCCCGCCCGCGTCGATCGTGCCGGGGCCGGCGTTCAGGATGTTCGTCGCGTTGCGGCTGTTGATGATCGGCAGCCCGGACACCACGGCGTAGAGCGTGAGCGTGAAGGCCTGGAGCTGCGACGATCCGAGCGGCGAGCCTGCCTCATCGACGAGCGAGCCCGTGATGAGGCAGGTCGTCCCCTCGGCCACCACGTCGGTGAGGATCGTCCTGGGCTGAGGCTGGGCCACGGGGCTCTAGCCTCCAGCCGACAGCGTGCACGTGTAGGTGAACTGGATGCTGTCCCCGTTGCCCACGTTGATGGCCGAGAAGACCGAGCGGTCCCACAGCACCCCGCCGCCCGTCGCGGCCTGGCTCAGGATGCCGTGCTCGGTGATGGCCGCCGAGCCGTCGAACGTGACGGTCCCGACGCTGCGGAGCTGGTTGGCCGCGGGCTGGCTCTTCGTGCCGGTGGCCCGGGTCGAGTCGGGGTTGAGGACGGTCGTGCTCTCGGTCTGGAGAGCCGAGTCGCCCTGGGCCTCGGCGTTCGTGCCGGTCCCGCACCCGTGGTAGTTGAGGTTCGCGATCTCGGTCGCACCGGTGTCCCAGTCGTCGACGATGTAGGCGACGCCGTTGTCGGTGACCAGGCGGGTCGAGAGCAGGCCGAGGTGCTCGATCGTGCCGTCCCGCCGGATCACGGAGGCGTAGAGCCGGCCCACGCCGAGGACGCCGAGGCCCTGGGTGAGGCCGCGCCACAGGCCGACCAGGGCGATCCGGAGGCGCAGCATGAGCTCGAGCCACCAGGTGCGCAGGCGGTAGCGCAGCGGCAGCCCGGCCGGGAGCCCGTGGGCGTAGAAGCCGTGGCGGGGGATGAGCGTGGCGACGAGGTCGCCGTGCGGCGGCGAGACGACTCGGGCGAGCGAGGACATGGGGTCTACCCTCCGTAGAGAACGAACCGCACGTCCTGAGCGTGCGGAGAGGCCAGGGACACGGAGCCGGGCGCCGAGAAGCGCACCGACGCCACGGACGCGAGCGGTCGAGACAGAGCCGGGAAGCCCGGGGAGGACGACGAGAGAGAGACCGACCGGATGGTCGAGCTCGAGGGCCGGCGCACGCGGTCGACGAGGAGCCCCACCCACCGGGCGATGTCCTGCAGCAGGGACGTCACCAGCGACCCGGCGAAGCCCACCGAGCCCGCCAGGGCCCGCAGGAAGAGGCGGGCGGTGGCCAGGTCGCCTGCCGCCGCGAGCGTGCCGCCCAGGGCCTTCCAGGTGGCGCGAGTGAGGCTCCCGGCCGCGGTGAGGGAGCCGATCGCCGCCTTCCCGGCCCGGCGAGTCAGGGCGCCCGAGGTGGCCAGCGAGCCCGTGAGGGCGCGGAAGTAGGCCTTGATCGCGGCGAGGGAGCCCGAGCTCGCCACGGAGCCCATTAGGGCCCGGCTCGTCTGCCGCAGGAGGGCCCCGGCGGCGGCGACCGTGCCCCCGGGCACCTTCCTGGCCTGGCGCACGAGCGAGCCGGCCAGGGCGACCGAGGCCGTGCCCAGGTCCTTCAGGACGGCGCGCACCGCGAGCAGGGCGCCGGCCGAGGCCATGGAGCCGGCCAGGGAGCGCGCAAGGCGCTTCACGAGGGAGCCCGCGGGGGCCACGGAGCCGGCGAGCGTGCGGGCCGTGTGGCGCGTCAGGCTCCCGGCCGTGGCGAGCGCACCGGTCAGGTCCTTCAGGACCGTGCGGATCGCGAGCAGGACACCTGACGAGGCCACGGAGCCGGCCAGGGCCCGGGAGAGGCGCTTCACGAGGGAGCCCGAGCTCGCCATGGAGCCCACCAGCGCGCGCGCGGGCTGCTTCACGAGCACCCCGGCCGACGACATCGCGCCCGTGAGGGCCCGCAAGGCGAGCTTCGAGCTGACGAGGGCCCCTGTCGTGGCCACGGCGGCCGTGAGGCTGCGGGCCGTGCGGCGGGTGAGGCTGCCCGAGCTCGCCGCGGCGCCGGTGAGGGCCCGCGCGAGCTGCCTGGTGAGCGCCCCCGCCGTCGAGGCCGTGCCGGCCAGGAGCCGGCGCGCCTGGCGCACGAGCGCCCCGGATGGCGCCACGGCCCCGGAGACACTCTGCTGATACGTCGGCCCGCCGGTCGGCGTGCGGGTGCGCGTCCTGAGGAAGGCCATGAGCTACACCCTCCCCGACCGCCAGATCGAGGACCACGGCGCAACACCGTCGTGGGGCGGCACAGACTCAGGCCCGAACGCCGCGATGCCGGCCACCCAGAAGTTGGAGTTGGTCTTCGACCACGTCGCGGCGAGAGAGCCGCTGCTGTCGAGCAGGCGGTTCAGTTCGCCGAAGCTCCCCTCCCACGCGATGGTCGAGCTAGCCCACGGCCCGCTCGACGCAAGAGACGTGTCGGCGTCGTCGAGGTAGCACAGCCCGCAGTAGAACAGCCCACTACCGCTTGGGCTGATCGAGCCAGACGACACCGACGTACCGCTGCCCTCGGCCGCGGCATGGGCGAGGTGCGCGCCCATGCCGCTCATCTCGAAGATGCCGATGCCGAGGTATGAGTTCGTGCCGGCGTTCGCCTGCACGCCATGCGCTGACTGCCCCGTGATCGGCTCCGAGTAGCCGATGGCGCAGCGCAGCAAACCGCTGCCGCCCGTATTCTGGATCTCGGCGATGGTCGTCCAGTCGTGCCCGCCGTCGTCCGTGAAGGTGATCGGGGTGTTCGCTGCCGTGTCGTGGTAGAGCGTACACATGCAGATGAGCCGGTTGCCGGTCGTCGTCGGCGAGTCGAAGACAGCCTCGACGGACGACACCAGCGAGCCGAGGGTCATTGCCGTCGTCGTGTTCTTCTTCTGGACGATGGCGATCGCCACGTTCTAACCTCCTCGCCGGCGCCGCCTACTCCTCCCACTCGACCGAGGCGCGGACGTTGGTGGAGGCGCTCAGCGTGCCCGAGGTGACGCGCATGGCCCAGATGCCGTTCGCGTAGATCCACTCGTCCTCGGCCGCCTGGAAGACGCGCTCGTAGCCGCTCTGGAGGTGGACGTACCACGAGTAGAAGACGGTCCACGTCGGCTCGGCCGAGTAGGAGAGAGCGGCCCCCTGGAGGGTGACGCTCGGGCCCGCGAGCTGCCGCTCGGTGAGCCCGGCCGAGGTGCCGCCCGTCACGGTGCCGACCTCGACGGTGATCGGCGGATCTGCCGCCGCGACACCCTGACAGCTCAGGATGAACCGCTTCAGCGCGAGGGCCTGATTTGTCGGGGCCTGCAGCCCGATGAGCGTCTTCGTGGTGGACGACGCGATCGAGATCGCCCCGACGTCCGCAACGGCTCTCACTCTCGCCATGTGGCTATCTCCTTCGTGGGACGGACGCGAGCCCTCGCGGGCGCTGCGGCTGCATCGTCAGGAACGGGCGGGTGAGAAACGGCGGCGGGTTGGAGCTGGGGGCGGCGGGTCCGCGCACGATGAATGAGACGTTGCTGTCCGTCTCGCTTGACACCAGAGCGAAGTCGGTCGCGCCGATCGATTCGTTGTTCGTGGTCTCCGCGTCCCGCGTGGACAGCGCGACACCGCACGCGCCCCGGTCCCTCGTGATGCGGTGGGTCCAGCCTGTGGGGGCGGTCGTGCTGAGCGTGACGGTGTCCATCGCCACCGCGAAGCACAGGCGCCCACCGCCGTCCGCGGCGCCAGCGGTGAAAGCCGCCGACGTCGCGTTCGCGTCGGCACCGGTGTCGTTCGCCGGCGCCGACGCGCCGATCGGCGTCGTCGCGTCGTACTCCCCCGCCGGCACCTTGACGACGATGGCGGTCCACTGCTCGCTTGCGCTCGGCGTGACGGTGATCGACCCGGACGACGCGGAGCCGTTCGCCTTCCACCACCAGACGGACAGCCGCTGTGCGGACCCGCCATAGCTGTTGACGATGGCCGTGAGCGTCTCGCCGTTCGGCCCGCTGGGGATCGTGCCGTGGGTGACGTCGGCGTCCGAGGCGAGGATCAGGATGAGGAGATCGCCGTCCGCCTGCGCGGGGCGGGCAACAGCCCACGACCCCGTGGCGGTGTTGTTCCCGCTCTCGGTGCAGTCGGCGGCTTCGATGAGCGGCGCGGACATCGGGCTCCTACTCGCTCGCCTTCTGGTGGTGGTGGAGGGCCTGAGTCATCTCGGCCATCGCCTGCGCGGCGAGCGACAGGAAGCGGGTGTTCTCGGCGAGGGCCTTGGAGAGGTGGTCCTCGCGCAGCTTGAGCAGGGCGATCTCCTGGCCGTGCGCGTAGAGGCGTCTGTCGTGGGCCTGGATCATCGCCTCGTGCCTCTCCTGCGCGTCGGAAATCCGCCGCACTAGCTCGCACGCCTGGCAAGGAAGCGCGTGGTCGTGGTCCGGCGCCGTCGGGGACGGCGGGGCCTGGCCGCGAGTCGTCATGGGTCGGTGTCCTCCGGGCGGAAGATGTCCATCTCCGCTGCGGTGTCCTGGCGTTCGATCGCGTCGACCGTCTCGCGCTTGAGCCGCTGGGTGGTCCGGGCGCGGCGGGCGTCCGCGCGGATACGCCTCGACTCGTTCCCGAGCGCGAGCCAGAGGCCCTCGCGCGCGTCGTCCAGGCGGTGCTTGATGCCGTCGTACTCGTCCTCGGGGATGGGCTCCTGCCGCAGCGAGGCGTGCATCTCGCGGCGCTGCTTGTCGGCGATCACCTGCACGAGCACGAGGAGCGCGTCCCACTGGCGCCCGCGGGCCCGGCGGCGGCGCAGGACGGCCCGGAGCCAGGCCAGGCCCGCGGCGGCGGCGCCGAGGGTGGCCGGGACACCGAGGTCGTGCCAGAGCTGCGCCGCCCATCCCGGAGCCGGTTCGCTCAC